TATTTGCTTCTGCTGCCTTGAGTATTGCAGCAACACCGGTACCATTAGATTTTGAAGGTGTTGCCTCGTCACCATCAGGAATGTTACTTCCTCGTGCAGAACCTGCCTGACTTTGAGGAATTGTTTTGGGTACCTCTCCACCGTTCTGGAAGCGAGGTATCATCTTGTTCATCAACCATTCTTTCATTCCCCACTGACCAGGTCCATATACTCTCTCACCTGGCTCAAGCAGTGTTGGAATACCACCCTGCTGGTATCCAGCAGCGTTTCTGTTAAGAACAAATGAACCTGGATCAAGCAGTGCAGGAACTTTATCTCCACTACCACTGCCTGGAACAATAACAGGGCCACCGCTCTGCTTGCCCTGCCACCTGGCTACGGTTGTTTTTACATCTGGATCCTCAAGGATTCTTAGAACGTACTCATTCTGTTTTTTGAGCTCTTCATTAAGATTTGCGATCTCTTCCTGGTGCTCTCTTACTTCTTTTCTTAATACTTCAGCAGCTTCCTTGTCACCTTGCTGAGTGAGCCTCTCAATATTTTCAATTTTATTTTGAACAAATGCTTCCTTCTTTCTGATATCACCTTCACGATTAGCGATGTCATATTGTACTTGAATAATCTTTTGTAGCTTAGCTATCCTAGCGTCAATCTTTTCGCGTTCTGCATCAGTAGAATTTGGATCACCATAAATTTTACGTCTTCTTACTTCTGACTGTCCAAGTGCTCTCTCAACTTCCTTAAGAGTTACCGGGTTGTTCTCACCTGTGGGTGCAGTTCTACCTTTGTAGTTTGTATTATATCCACCTGCTCTTTCTGCTGCATCTCTTGCAGCTGGAGTTTTAAAGATGGTCTCTTTAATATTCTCTAACAGCTTGGGTATTTCATTTACAAAGAAATCACCAATCGGCTTCAGGATATATTGATTGACAAATTTCCTAAACTCAGGACTCATGATGTATCCTGCGATAGCAGCACCAATCGCACCGATACCCAGAGCACCTAACAATACAGGCGCCGAGATTGCTGCCAGTGATCCAGCCAAGCCACCTAGGATATCATCAAGGATGCCTTTGCCACCTTTCTGTTTAACTTCGTTCTTTGCTGCTCTTGCTTTCTTTCTTTCTCTTGCTGCAAAGTCTGCTCTTTCTCTTTTCTCTTTCTGTGCTAGGGCTTTCTTTTCCTTGGCTGCCTTCTTTTCCTTAGTCACCAAAAACTTAAGGATGGTAGAGACCTCCTTCTGTGTTGTGACCAAGCTCTTAACTACAACTGCTTGGTCCTTGGGGTTGACTATATTCTCAAGGACGGCCATATTATCCTTTTATTTTTATTTATTACCGTTGTTGGAGGGCTTGTTGTTTCTTCCTAAGCTCTACAGTTTCCAGATAATTGGACAGCATAGAGATGATAACATCAAACTCCCAAGGTATGAGCTCACCAATTTCATCCACGTTCCAACCGTGGTATTGTTTGAAAGCAAACAGCCGTTCGTAATACTTAAGCAATGACGTATGCATCATTGCCATCAGAAAAAATCCTGCAGTCCCTCCAGCTTTACAGTAAAGTTCTTTTGTGTGTGCTTATTCTTAAGTGTGATAGTGTGACTCAGACGAGGCATTGTCTCAAAGAAGTTGATAATCTTTTTGAAGTCTTCTGATGTTAGTCCTTCGACCCAATCCATCGCTTCTTCTTCTGTCATGTCAGCTTTGTTGTATACCTCTTCCTCAACAACGATTTGGCTAATGCACTTACTAATAACCTCCAAGCTGGTGTCTACTGAGGTAACATCAATACCTTCATTAAAGAATGTGATGTCGGGATACTTCATCTTGATCATAACTTTATCGCTGATCTGGATAGTATCAGTATGCTTCGAGTTCTTCTGGACTTTAATTTTGTCGATGTCAATCTCGTGGTCGACTGTATAGTCGGCGTCGTCGGGATCAGTGATGGACACTCTGATCTTCTCACCAGCTGACTTGGCTCTGGTCTTAAGGAATAGATACTCAATATCAAATAGAGCTAGATCTTCAACCTTAAAGTCTTGTGGGCTACTCACACAGTTGCGAAGAACATTAGAAACCGCGTTTGTAATCTCGTCTGGGTCTTGTGTCTCCGCTGCTAGGATAAGTATCTTCTCTTCCTTTACAGTGAAGGGCATATATTTGATCTTCTTTCCAGAGGATGGGATTGTGGTGCTATACTCAGGGCGAATATGTTTTGGCAGTGCCATTACGAAAATAATATAGTAGATACTATTATTTATTCAGCCCCAGTTCGTCTTCTGTAACGATACGAAAGTTCCAACCCCTGTCCTCACAGATAGTAGAGGCTGCCTTCCACTTGGCTTGATTGGTTGCGAATGTCTTGACTTCATACAACCACGACTTTGTCTTACGCTTTGGGTTGACGACTGGTCCAAGCACCTGCTTCTTAGGTTTGATCTCGATCATCTCCGTCACTATCACCCCGTCCTTATTCTTGTACCTAATTATAAAGTCAGGGAAGTATCTACGCTTCTTGCGTGTGACTGGGTCATCATACCACAGGCACTTCTCCTCACTCTGCCATGAGATAATAGATTCTTTAGTGTCGCACCAGTTCATAAAGATCCTTTCCCATGAGGATCTGTATATTATATTTGTTGGATCGCCCTTGTATTTGTCAGGGTTTCTGGGCTTGAACTTACCTTTGTGAGTTCCTAACATAACCCATAAATATCTATACTATATTTAGATAGAGATGTCATCGACTGAACTAGCAAGGTCATTGATGAGAGCAGGTCCGTCTAGACCCACTCTATATAAACTCATCGTGCCTAGAGTCGGTGGTAATGTAAGAGATTATCTTGAATTGTTTGTATCTGCTACTATGATTCCATCTGTCAACATGGAGACAGCTATGGCATCAGGTCAGGAGCACATGGGTATTACTAGACAGCAGCCCATTGCATTGTTGTATTCTAAGCCACTCAGCATTGAGGTGATTGGTGATGCTGACTACAATGCTTATAAAGAATTGCGTGGTTGGTTTGACCTGACCGTAGCCAACGCAAATCAATCCGTCATCCAACGTAGGTCTCATCGAATGAGATATTATGACACATATGTGTCTGACATTGAATTGGTCAAGCTTGAGTTCCCCGACAAACAAAGCAACAACCCAGACTATAACGAACCCTTGAGGGTTAAGTTTATCAACGCATACCCTGTGAATATTAGTGATATTAAACTTGACTCGCAGGCACAGCACCAAATCGTAAGGTTCACCGTTGACTTTACCTACGAGAGCTACTCGCTAAGTGATGAAGAGAATCCATTGAATGAAACGTTTAGTAATAGATTATGAACAAGAGTAGGGTTCCAACTCTAGCTAATGCTCACGGTCAGCCAGAGTACAATATGAAGCAACTGCTAAGGAACCTTGGCCCAGCTGAGATCGTGCCAGACCCTGATAAATATTATGTGTTCATCTATAAAGCCAAGACTCCTAACACGCAGTACGACCAACATCCATTTATTAAATGCACCTCAGTACATCGATGGGGGTTCTGTGGTTTCAACTATCATTGGGAAGACTACAGGAGATACAGTTGGTTAGAAGTAGTCAGTAACATATACGAAATTAAAGAGAACGAAGTTCAAGAGATGATGAACTACCCAATCGCAAGATACAAATCAACATGACTCTAAAGTATCCGCTAGAACTAAACGAGACTGATGTTGATTACGTAATCTTCCAGGCTCACGAGTATAGAACCAACAAAAAGATGGTCGGCCAGCAGGCTGGTAGGACTGGTGGTGGTCTGGGACCAGCGAAGGGTCAGCCTATTGTTCTGTACATGCCCAACTCCACACCAGCCATGGGTAATGGTAACTCTTGGAAGGCTAAGTCATTTGAGGGCCCAGCTGGCCAGCTTGGTATTGGCATCGTCAACTCAGCTGCTGGTGGCATCATGAATGCTCCTAGCGTTGTATCAACCGGTGATGGGCAGGGAGCTATTGATGCTATCGTTCAGAACGCTAGAAGCAACTTTGAAAATATAAAAAACAGAGGTGGTCCTGCTATTCAACAAGGTCTGATTAGTGCTATGGGTGGATTGATGGGGCTGACTGGTAGTAACGTACTACAATTGCAGCGTGGTGAGATCTATAACCCTAACATTGAACTGTTGTATGAATCACCAAACCTAAGAGAGTTCGGGTTTGCATTTAATTTTATACCTAAGAATGCTCTGGAAGCACAGCGTGCCAACGATATTATTATGGAGTTTAAGAAGTGGAGTGCTCCATCTAAGTCTGGCCAGCACATGCTGAGGGTGCCTTGTGTGTGGGTTGTAAAGTATATGGCTGGTGCTAGTCAGAACCCAAACATGAATGCCTTTAAGCGTTCAGTTCTAAAGCAGGTGTCTGTTCAGGCCAACCCAACATCCAACATGCACCAGTCCTTCGAGGATGGGATGCCTATTGTCACATCTTTGACCTTAGGATTCCAAGAGGTCGACATCATTCTGCGTGAGGACCACGCTAACTCTGGTAGTAACCAAGGATACTAATGGCTCAACCACAATACTTCGCTCTGTTCCCGGACATTAAGTACGCTGTCAAGTCTAACAAAGCAGGCAAGACAACCACTATCAACATCAAAGATTACTTTCACCTGTTGCGTGTCCGTGATGACATCTTTAAGGAGGACACACTATACTATGACCATGTGATTAGAGACGGACAACGTCCAGATCAGATCTCTTTCGATGAGTATGGTGATGAGCAATGGTATTGGATCATCCTTCAGATTAATAACATCACTGACTATTACAATCAGTGGCCGCTATCCAACAGAGAGTTTGAGCAATTCCTGAAGCAGAAATATAATACAGACGAGAATATTGGAGCCACACATCATTGGGAAACTGTTGACACCTATGATGATGACAACAGGTTGATGCTACCAGGTGGTAAGGTTGTGTCCGAAGACTTTAAGTATGAATACCCAGCAGAGGCGACGTCTAATGTCATCCTTACGTCATTGCCTCGTGCTGTTAGTAACTATGAATATGAGAAGAGAATCAATGACGAGAAGTCACACATCCAACTCATAAAAGAAGTCCACATCCCGGACTATGTCCGAGACGTGGAGAACTATGCCAAGAAATTATTGGCGGAAGGTAGTAACGTCACTCTAGGTGACGTAATAGTGAGGGTTTAGGAGTCCGCCAGCTTTTGGTACCAAGATAGGACGTCGTCCTCCTCTTCTCCCGAAGCGTTTGCTTCCGGCTCAGCCGCTGGCTTATCGTCCACTGCCACTCTTTCCTCTTCATCTCGTTTAAACGAGGGCTTTGCTGACACCACGCTCTCAACGGATTTGGGTGCTTCGCTAGCTCGATCAGAGCTAGAACTTTTCAGGTTCAGAACCATGTTGAGCCGCTCCTGCAGTTGGTCATAGGACTTGAACTGGTCAGGTGCAACCAAAGGTTGAAGTTTGTGCTGTCGGTTCCAGATGGACTCAAGCTGAGCGTCATCTAGATCTTCCAAAGTTCCGGCGTCGTTGAACTCTGAGGTGTCGTAGTTGGGATAACCAGCCACACGCTTCATACGAAGCTTGAAGTCTGCACCACCCCAGAAGTCGAAGGGGTTGAAACCTTCACGTCCTTCTAGCTCATCACCATTCACTGCGTCCATGATCTTGTCATGGATCTTCTTACCATACTTAAAGAGAAATACTTTCCCTTCGTTGTCTGGGTTGCCTGGGTCCTTCACAACATAGATGTTGGAGTAGTAAGAGAGCTTACGCTTCTGCTTACGGACCTGTTCCTTCAGGCTTTCGTCGCCGGAGTTCCACAGCTCACGATTGTATTCACCAAGAGGATCTTTCTGACCAAGGGTAGTCAGAGAGTTCTCGATGTACCAACCACCAGGGCCTTGGAAACCATGGCTGTAGAGTTTGACAAAGGGCATGTCCTCACCATCACTAGCAGGCAGGAACCTGATGATAGCGAAGGCATTACCAGCCTTGTCTTGGACTGGTTTCCAGAACCTTTCGTCCTGGGTGCCATACTGTGTATTCTGATCAAGCTGCTTCTGCAGCTGAGAGAACACAGATGCTTTGTTCTTTTTAAGAGAGGAAAAACTCATTTGGATTCGTAGGATTCGTAGTATAGGCGCGAGTTTATAGACTTCAGCCAGGGTCTATTCTACATCACTATCGATGTCTTGTCCATAGCCACGAAGGTTTTCTTTTAGTTGATCCTTCATTTCCATACAGGATTCAATGAACCCCTTTGCACCAAGCACCTCAGTGGTGTCTTGCATGTTTCTTTTTAAGTTGGTTGCTGGTCTATCGTTCTCTCCTGCTAGGCTGAGTCTAGTATAAATGATTTCCTGCTGCTCGACAAGGGCATACATCAGGTGTAATAGTTCGATGACCACCTCATCAGCATCAGTTATGTACAGTAGCTGTGTGGTGTCGTCAATCTTCTTTTCAATCTCGGCTGCCTTCTCTAGTTCAGCCCTCATAAACTCTGTGTTTAGAATAGTATTAATGTCTTCGTTCATGTGAATATTTCTTTCATCATTTTACGATATTTGTCTGTTGGAATACTGAGAAAGGGTTTGTACTTCTTGATCTTGAAGCTCAGTGATTCCCACAGAGGATCTTTGAGGTATTTATCCCAGGTCTTGTGGAAGTGCAGTACCATGTCCATAATGATTAGTGTCTCTAGAGAAACATCTCCTTTGATGTAGAGCTTGAGGAGGGGAGGATGCGATCCCAGTGTTGTAAATAGATCGTCAAAGGTATATGCTTTGGCTTCCATATGGTGAGCCACTGTACTAAGATCTTGCTTAACAAGGTATGACAGACTCTCGTTCTGTTTCGTCCATGCCAGCCACCTATCTTTACCAGATCTTTTAATGTCTCCGATCCATACTTTTGTTGGGTCTGGAGCCGAGACAAAACTAGAGAGGAGGTATTCCTTGATCTCGATGTCCGTGAGCTTGCGAGCGAGCGTCTCAAAGAAGTAGAAGTCGGATCGCTGTTGATATGTTTCTTGTTTCGCACGGACCTTGCCATCGTATTGGAAGAAATCAAAGGAGGGTTTAGTAAAGTGTTGCTTCATGGCAAGATATGTACGGTACACATCGAAGCCCATCATAAAGGTAGTCTAGCACGAGAGGTTTTCTTAAGGAAGTTTAGTTCTGTTGCTTCGAACCTGATCTTTTCCTTCAATGGTTTGGAGATCAGCTTGGATGCTGATTCAATTTCAATGTTGTTTCTTGAACAATACTCAACAATAGCATCGATGTAGTTCATCTCAGTAGAAAGAACCAAGTGTTCAATGTCCTCAGCGAACTTGTCTTTGCTTATAAACTTCTCGTTGAGAACATCTTTAATTTCCTTGGATTCCGGCATCTCGGTACTGAATAAACTGACTAACATAATCTTTGAGTGTGGTCAAGTAGTGCATAATATTACGACGTTCTACAATCTGAACGTCTCCGTTCTCTGCTACGAGAAATACAACTAACTTCTTAGGTACGATCCCAGTTTTCTCTGAGAACATAGCCCAGTATGCTGAGAGCTGGACAAAATAATCTTCGAGCCATTCTTCTGGCTTCTCTTTCTCTGATGTCTTGAAGTCAACGATGGATAGTTCACCATCTACTTCACAGATAAGGTCCACAGTACCAGCAAGACAGAGTCTGTGAGACATCATAGGTGTCTCTTGCTGGTAGATATTATCTAAGCGTGTGTCAAGGTAGAACTTAGCAGCCTTAAACATCAACTGAATCAGAGGCACTTGATACTCATCGAGAGACTCGTAGTCTTCGTTGTTAATATAATGTTCAAACACACTGTGGAGTCGTGTGCCTCTCGTGGTAGCATGTTTGGTCTTTTTGTTGGCTGCTTCCTCACCAACTTTGGCGCGCCAATCAGCAAACTTTTTCCTGCTGATAAAGGAAATCACAGAGGTCACAGATGGATAGGAAGTCTGGTCATCGACTTGGTAGTATCGAGTACCGTCTTCCATCAAGCGTTGCAGCTCACCAAATTGTGACCTGGTATCATGGCAATGAGTGAAGGTCATAGGGATGTAAAGCCTGCTCCGTTCTTAGCAATAAGATAGTTGCGTACCAAACCAGAGCGGCAAATGTCATCCACATTCATTTCAATCATTTCGAAATCATCAGGCATCATCTCAAGGATACGCATGAAGTCATGGATACCATTCTTCTCGTTGGTACGAGTGAGGTCAGACTGCATCGCGTCACCACAAAAGATGATGCGTGAGTTTTCACCTACTCTTGTAATTATACTATCAAGTTCGTGAAAGTTTAAGTTTTGCATTTCATCAATGATGATCACCGCATTGTCAAGGGTGACACCACGTAGGAATGACGTTGACCAGAACTTGATTGTCTCTTGGTTCTTAAGAGCACCGTAAAGTAACTCAAACTCATTGTCATTTGGCATCTCAAACATATACTTCACCATATTTTTGTATGGAATCTGGTATAGAGATGACTTGTCGTCGTGGTCACCTGGCAGGAAACCAATCTCTCTTGTAGCTACAAGGGAGCGCACAAGGTATACGTTGCTATAGGCAGGTGTGCTACTAAGGCAATCATACAGAGCGTTGTAGAGGGCACAGAAGGTCTTACCTGTTCCAGCAGCACCATAGATAAACATGTGCTTGCCTTTCTTCCAGGCATCGAAGATCCTTTGTTGGTTGTCTGTCAAGGGCTCAACCTTAACCATTAGGTCAGAGTTGATTGGCTGCCTCTTGATAGTTTTCTTTCTAGTTTTTGCGGGCATCAGTATTGTTGAGTGATACTTTTGTTTGTTGGGGCGGCTCTCTTCACCTTGTCGATGACTTCCTTCCACCCTGGGTGGGACCTCATAAGCTTCGCTCTTTGGTCTCCTACTTCTGCATTGCCTGGGCAAGTGCTCGGATCACTGAAGTCACGTTGCCAATCTGGGTTGTCCAGTTTCCACTGGTCCCAATCATGGACACTCATCTTGACTTCTTTTTGTTCACCGGTAACTGTATTTACAACTGGGTAGGTAGCCATGTTTAGAAGTGATAGTGTGTGCTTGATATAATATTAAATGACATGCTGATACGATCTTCATTGGACCCGTTGTGTCTTACTCCATGAACTAAGTTTGATGGAAAGACAAGAAAGTCTCCTTCCTCTGGAATAACCGTCTTAATAGCCCGATCAACAACACCATAAGGCCAAAACTCAAGGTCTCCAGAATTAATAGGAACCTTTGCCCAATAGACAACCGCCCAATCATTGGGTCCTTTCATGTGGTCATGTGGATATATTTGTTCTCTTGGACCATTGACAATTGTCCATGGTTCGTCAACTATTTCTATTTGACCACTCCATTTATTCACTAAGGTATCACAAATAGTTTCTACTAACTCCACAACATCAGGACACTCTTCCTTTACAGAACTTGGGATAGTGTAATCTTGATATAGAATATCATTCGGGTCAGTAGTCTTTTGATTGTCAACATCACAAGAAACCTTTTTAAGATAATCACTAATACGTTTGAGTTTGTCTTTGTCTTCTGTGAATGTTCCTCTGTAGGATGGTATCTCAAATACGTTTTCTGTTACAATGTCTATCATTTCCATTCTAAAGCCTCAGCAACATCAGGGAATACTTTAATAAATTCTGCTCTCACATTCTCAGCCAGTTCCATGTGCTCTTTCTGAGTACCATTAGCAGTTCTCAGGTTGATATAATGGATCCATGACCTACATGAGCCCGTCATATAAATGCGAGTAGGAGTAGCGAGAGGTAGAACAAAGCGAGCACATTCCTTTGCCACCCCACTATCGAGAAGATTATTGTAAAGGTGCATACTAGCATCGAAATGCTCAGTAATTTTCTTGTAGTAATCAGTTTTGACACCCGGCGGCAAATCGTCTGTAGAATTTTGACGATTCTTGGTGTCTTGTCGTCGTAGATCAGGAATAGGTAAGGTTTGGTCGAGTAGTTTCGTATCCGCATAACGTTGTGAAAACTCCTGGAATGTGAAGCTCCTATGGCGCAGCACTTGAGCTGCGATACCACGGTTCGTGTTAAGTTCCAGTGTCATGGACACTGTCTCAAAGATACTCCAGTGTGCGTGCTTAATACAATACTTTAGGAGGCCAGTGGCTGTCCTGTAGTTCTCTTGGTTGTGTGGGTTGGAAACCCTAGCAACATAACTAATGACATCTTGAGGGGACTTCCCCTCAAGTTCGCCAATACCAGTGGTAGCAGCGATCAGTTTCACTTCATTCATACCCGAAGCCTTTCTCCCTTTTGCGTTGTTGTTTACGAGCTCTACGCTCTTTTTCTAACAGTATTACTTGTTTCTCCATGTAGCTAATCTCTTCCTCAGAATAAAGATTACGCTTACTTGGATCGTGCAATACTTTGTTTACAAGTCTGATTGTTTTCTTTCGTAGTCCCATAGTACGTGTGCTGGATGTTTATAGTATTCCAAAACATGTTCGTAATCAATACTAAGTGTCGAGGTGTCAGTCAATTCATCCTCAGTATTATTTACTTGTCTCTTCTGCTGCTTCACTTGCCTTTTGTGGTGAGGTTTTGCTGGGTGTAAGCTGTAGCTCTGGGAAAGCATCGATCACATTCTGTCTGGTGATCTTATACTTTTCTGTCAGTCCCTTGTCCTTAACAAGGTCAAGTACACTTGCCTCATCGGGGTGCAATCCTTCTAGAAGCTGCAACCACAGCTGTTCTTTCTTGATCTGCTGCAGGCGTGGGCGTGTGCCACCGGAGCAGCCATAGTATACGACACCGTTCACTCTTTTCTTAATAAATTTCTCAATCATACGGTGCTCATTAAATAGCAGCTGGTGATCGACACCTTTGGGTCTATCTTGTGGTGTGTATGGTGTCTTACCAGACGGGAACATGAAACGGATGTTCTCCGAGAAGTTACACAGCAAGAGCTTAGTCAGTGCTGGTGACTTATATTGTCTCAGAATATCTACCTTAGCTGCTTTAGTCTTGGCATTTGATACTCGTTGGAGTACCTCAGACATCAGTGTCTTATTGACAGGCAGCTTTGGTGTTGCGGGTCTAGGCATAATCAGGAAAACTCCTCAATTAAATCAGTAATGTTGTTCTGAATAAAGTATTCAAAGTTGATGGTTTTATTTGGTTTGTTCTTATTGTAATAAGAAATGATCCTTTCTGTAACTGAAGTAGGAATCTTAGCAAAGTCAATCAACTCTGAATTCCTTTTCCAATTGCGAAGACGAATAAAATTTGTAAACTCAGTAGGGTCCATGCTCGCCAGAGAAGTAATCTTCTCTTTACTCATCTTCTTTTGTGGCTTGCCGGTCACGATAGCATCATCACATGTAAGAATGTTTGGAATACCATCCGACCTATCACCACGAACAATGTGTTCCTGAAGGAAACGGATCGGGTCTTCATCTTGTATCCATCTGTTACGGATGGGATCATATTGTTTAACCCCAGGGTAACGATGGAGTTGGATGAAGTCTTTGTCAGCTGATAGGATCAGCACAGGCTCTGGTCTGGAAGTGCGACAGTTGTGCCTCACAATAGATGCGATGACATCGTCAGCCTCAGCACCCTGTACCTGAATGACATGATAAGGGAGGTTCGTGCGAATCTCATCCCGTACTTTATTTAGTACGGAAAACACACGATCCCAGTCATACTTGGAGTTTTCCCTTTCCTTCTTACGGTTTTGCTTGTAGAAGGGGAACACTTGACGCCGCCAGTAGTCCTTATCGTCGTAGCACAGTACCATTTTACCGAACTCACCACGGAACTTCTTCTCAATACGTGCTAGCACACGCACAATAGACTTCCTAACAGTCTCGATGTTGATCTCTTCTTCAATCTTGTGTCGCACCATCAGGTGGCTGATGGCGATCTGGTTCGCGTCTATTAAAATCATGGGGGTTACCCTGGTCTCTCACATCATTATAGCATAAAAAAAGAGGGTGGTCAACCCTCCAGCAGATCCTCCGGGTCATACTCCTCTGGGTCGTAGCCTGGATCAATATTCAAAGTAAGATAGTCACCTCGATTAATTTTACCATCCTTATCATAGAGTTCTGGGTGTGGGTTCTCTTGAAATAACTCCTCGTAGTGGTGGCGTTTCTTCATCATAAAATCATGGAACCTTTCTGATCCTAACCACCCAACAACTACTCCTAGTATGAGTGTGATCTGTGCGATGATGACTGTCTGGTATGACATACTACCTCCGTGGTCGTATTTGTACTGAGACTGTGAAGAGTCTTTTGAATAATGGAAACTCTATCCTGTAATCGAAAGTGGGTTTGACCTCCTGTTTTTGTCGGGGGATCATGGCTTCGAACCCCCTGTTTAGTTGTATCATACGTATTTATTTTCAAGAAGATAACGAACGGTGTCTTTCATGCCTCCAATATTTTGGTTTTGATAATTCACTTGTGGAAACGTGGAGTTGTTTCCAAACTTATTGATGAAATCTTCTGACGAATAGTCCTTCCCTAGGTTGAACTTCTCATATGGAACTTGCTTTTGATCCATGAACTTGATGAGCTTCTCGCAGAAGCCACATCCATCCTTGGAATAGATGTAGAATTTCTCTGACATACAAAAAAAGGTAAGAATGTCTTACCTTAATTATAATCTATTGAGTTTTGTTTTTCCATCTACTAGAGAGTAGGAACTACCTTCTCGACAGCAACAAAGAGAGATGTCACCATAAAAATGGAGAGGACAGTGAAAAATAGTTCAGTCATTCGTTGCCTTGTTGTGTAATAAGTGCTGCTGCTATCACGGTACACATCATTAATAGACCTGTTCCGAGTAACCACATCACCAGATACCAGGAATGACCTGACCTGTGGTGGCATAAGCACCCAGTGCTGCCATGATGCCAAGCATTGCTGCCCAGCCATTGATACGTTCAGCTTTTTCGTTCATTAAATTACTCCAAAGATAAGGTTTCCGGTTAGTGCATAAGAAATCATGCCAGCTACGAAGCCGAGCATGGCGACGCGTCCGTTAAGCTTCTCAGCTTTTTCATTGTGTGTCTCGATGCCATAGCGATCAAGATCCTCTTTGGTCATGTACATGGTA